AACGCTAGTCAAATATTTGATGATGTAGATGCAGAATTAATATTCGATATGTCCCATAAAGCCTGGGGCGGTCACAAAGGGCTGAAAGAGGGGATGCAGGGGCAAGGTGTTGTGTATTCAGAGAAGGTTGGGACTAAAGCCGCTGGCAACAGCCAGAGAGATGTATTCGCCAGCCGACAACATAACACACTGCGTAAGCTGTATAAGCATCACGAAGAAATGAATTCTCCGCTGCGAACAAAGAAAGATTATATAAACGCGCTAGATGATTGGGATTCTAATTGGAGGGAGATGCTTAACCTATCTGATGACTCCATAGTAGATGGCACAAATGGAGTTCTTTTCCAGTTCTCACCCGCTGGAAAAAGCGACTATCTTTTGGGAGGCTTTAATGCTATAATGAAATTTGGAGATGATGGTACAGCTAAATTCTTTGGCACAGACAAGCAAGATATATTTGGTATGGGGATACCAGGGCATAGTGATTCAATAGTTGGTATTGGAACAACCTCAAGAAAGCTAGACTGGAAAAGGGATAAGACAGGTAAAGTGACAGAAAAAAGAGGGGTTCCTAAAAGATACAAAAAACCCCCAGAAGCTAGACCACCTGTTGAGATTAAAAAAGTAGGAAGCAATAAAGATGCAGCCCCAGAATACATGTCAAAAGAGGAGCGAAAACTCATTAATGATTTATTGGCTTTGTCTACTTCTCTTACACCGACCCATCTTGCTCGGCGTGCAGCATCTGTGGGAGTCCCTGGTGGCCTTTTAATTACTGATAAAAGAGACTAATGAAACATCTAAAAGAAAGAAACACAACTTACTTAAACCACCTACATTTTTCTTGGAAAACCAGCAGCCAATTATTGGTCCTGGTTCTTGTGGGATTAATTCACGGGTTGATTCCTTGGTTCTTACAAGACCATGTTTCAGCACAAATTCATAGAATGGACGGGAAGCTAGAATTATGATAATGCCACCACCAGGCGGAATGCCGCCAGAGATGATGCAACAAGCACCGATGATGCCCCAACAGGCACCAGCACAAGAACCGATGCCTGACCCCGCACAGATGCAGCAAGCGGTCATACAGCGTCTACAGGAGCTGGAAGTGGAGAAGGCAGAGCTAATGAGTATCCTTCAGCAGATGGAAGGTGCAGCGGCTCCTCAGATGGCTATAAACGGTGGCGCCCCTCCGATGCCTATGGGCGGCGGTGGACCCCCAATGGGTGGCCTGCTAGGTTAGCGAGAGTAATAGATGCCTGGTCTGTTACAAATGACTCCTGAAACCATGGGGGTAAATTACGGTCTTCCTGAAGGGTTTGACCGTGATATTCTATTAGGAACGGGTGTGGGTGCTGATACTCAAGAAGAGTGGCGCAAGTGGATAAGTAAGAGTCGTATAAGGGATTTGCGTAGGGACTTTCGGAAAATGGGTATTGATGAGCTAATGATTAACAGAGTTTTAGGTCCACCCGAAGGTGAAGCATGGGGATGGCGATAACATGAGAACGGACAAGCAGGAACTATTCGTAGAGCAGTATTGCCTTACTGGCAATGCTACAAGGGCTGCTGAACTGGCTGGTTATGGCTCACCGAAGCAGAGAGGCCACGAATTAAAAAACAAGTTCGCATTCGAGATAGAAGAGCGTACACGCAAGATGATTCAGGACTGCGTTCCTGGTGCCTTGTCTCAGTTGAAGTCCTTGGCTGAAGATGCTGAGAGCGAGAGTGTAAGACTTGGGGCTGTAAAGGACATCTTAGATCGTGCTGGAATGAAGCCAGCAGACAGGATACAGCAGGAAATATCCCATGTTGAAGGCAAGTCAACCGATGAGTTAAAGCAGGAATTAGAGGCTCTTATAGGCTATGCCCATTAAAGGATGTACCACCAAAAGCGGTAAGAAGGGGTGGAAATGGGGAAGCAAAGGTAAATGTTACTCCACTAGAAAACAAGCCGAAAACCAAGCAAAGGCGGCGTATGCCAGCGGATATAGAGAAAGCGGTAGAAATAGCAAGAGAGCTTAGAAAGAGAGAGCGGTTTAACAAGGTAGAGTTTTACGACCCCTACCCTTATCAGTTGGAGTTTCACGCTACTGGCGGTGAGGCTAACCAACGCCTCTTGATGGCTGCTAACAGAATAGGTAAGTCCTACTGTGGTGCCGCAGAGATGGCTTTTCACCTGACAGGGTTATACCCTGATTGGTGGAAAGGTAGAAGATTCCATAACCCTATAACCGCATGGTGTGGTGGAGTCTCTAACGAAACGACAAGAGACATAGTACAAGCAGAATTATTGGGTTCCCCTGATGACCCCGAAGCATTCGGATCAGGCGCGATTCCGCGAAAACTAATAGTAAAAACGGAACGCAAGCCTGGAGTGCCTAACGCTAAAGCGGTGGCTCTAATACGCCACGTCACTGGGGCGAACTCTTCTTTATTCTTCAAAGCCTACGAGATGGGCGTTGAGAAGTGGCAAGGTAGGTCGGTAGACTGTGTATGGTTAGACGAGGAGCCTAGCAGAGAAATCTACTCACAGGCGGTAACAAGAACGCTTGACAGGCGTGGAATGGTCTACATGACATTCACCCCAGAAGCTGGAATGACAGAGACTGTAGCTGCCTTTATGAACAACATACAGCCAGGGCAATCCCTGTCGAATGCTACCTGGGATGATGCCTCTGAAAAAATAACCTCGATGAATGGCATCGCTGGTCATCTAGCTGAGTCTGTAATGTTACAAATTCTGTCCGCGTACTCTCCGCGCGAAAGAGAGATGCGTAGATACGGCAGACCTTCTATTGGTTCAGGGCTTATATTCCCCATCCCTGATGACCGTATTAGTTGTTCTCCGATACACATTGAAAGTTTTTGGCCTAGAATAGCCGCAATAGATTTTGGTTGGGATCACCCCACAGCAGTAGTCTGGTGCGCTATTGACCCAGATGAGGATATATTTTACATCTATGATTGCTATAGGGAGAGCAAGGCAAGCCCTGCTACCCACTCTGAACGAATAAGAAAGCGACCCCATTTTATACCCATAGCCTACCCACATGACGGCAATCGCAGGGATAGTATGGGCAATCCTGGGTTAGCTTCACAGTACAGAGATTTAGGGTGTAACTTCCTATTGCAGCATTTTACAAACCCCCCAGCGTTGGGCTTAACAAAAGGCTCCAACTCTATAGAAGAAGGGATCATGGCGCTGTACCAGTCAATGGAGTCAGGTAAGTTCAAGGTTTTTGATACGCTGTCAGACTGGTTTGAAGAGTTTAGAATGTATCATAGAAAAGACGGAAAAGTCGTACCCCTCCGTGATGACATAATGAGCGCGACAAGGTACGCATTCCAATCACAGAGATTTGCATTAGCGGGTGAAGACCCAGCATGGACACACGATGTAACCTATAGGAATTATGGTATTATTTAATGGCTGAAGAAATTACAGAAGAAGAACTATTAACCAGAATTAAAGGTGAGTTGACTGATGCTCTGGGTTATAGTGATACGATCTCGAGAGAAGGCTATGGAGTATTACTATGCCTTACCCTTCGGTAATGAAGTAGAGGGGCGCTCTCAGTTTGTAGATTCTACAGTCCAAGATACTATTGAGTGGATAAAACCATCCCTGATGCGTATTTTTGCATCGGGTGATGAGATGGTTAAGTTTAGCCCTCACGGTCCAGAAGATGTTGAAATGGCTGAACAGGCTACAGACTATGTAAACTATGTCTTCACAAAAGACAATAATGGTTGGGAAATACTGTATTCGTGGTTCACCGATGCTTTGCTATCCAAGAACGGGATAGTCAAGGTTTGGTGGGATGAGTATTCTGAGGCTCAACGAGAGGAATACAGGGGGCTGGATGAAGTAGCTTTCGAGGCTTTGGTTGCTCCTGATGGGGTAGAGGTCGTAGAGCATCTTGAATACCCTGAAGGAGAGCAAACCCTCCACGATGTAGTTATAACTAGAGCTTCTTATGACGGAAAAATAAGAATAGAGAATGTTCCGCCTGATGAATTCCTTATAGCTAGAGAGTCGAAGACTATAGAGGATGCTAACTTTGTATGCCATAGGGTAGAGAAAACTTTATCACAGTTAAGGGAGATGTACCCAGACAAAGATATTGACCCAGAAGAACTTGGCTCTGGCGGTTACGATGAAGAGGCGTATTCTATGGAGCGGTTAGCTCGATATGAATTTGACAATTCTTCAAAGTATAGTGGCTGGGGCGCAGGATCTGGTAATAATGATGAATCCCAGCGAACTTATTGGTTACATGAGAGTTTTATTCGCACAGATTATGATGGTGATGGGCTTGCAGAGTTGAGAAAAGTCTGCACAGTGGGTGATTTTGTACTCGCCAATGAAGAGGTGGACGAGATACCATTCATTTCAATATGCCCAATAAAGATTCCACATAAGTTTTTTGGGCTGTCTGTTGCTGATCTAGTAATGGATCTTCAGCTAATGAAGAGTACATTGCTCAGAAATCTCATGGACAATATGTAGAACTTTGGTCGCTACGCTGTTCTTGAGGGGCAAGCGAACTTAGATGATCTATTAACACAACGGCCTGGTGGTGTGGTTCGCGTAAAGTCTCCCAATGCTGTTATGCCCCTAGCGACCCCACCACTAGAGCCGTACTCATTCCAAATGCTAGAATACCTGGACAGCGTGAGGGAGTCCAGGGCTGGTGTATCAAGAATGTCTCAGGGTTTAGATGAGAATGCGCTTACTTCGCATACTACCGCAACTGCCGTCAATGCAGTGATGAATGCTTCACAAAGCAGGGTAGAGCTGATAGCTAGAAACTTTGCCGAAACTGGTGTGAAAGGTTTGATGGCTCGGATCTATCAGCTACTTCTAAAAAATCAAGACAAAGAAAGAGTTGTTATGCTTCGCAACGAGTGGGTTCCAGTTAGACCAGATGCATGGAATGATAAATTTGATTGCACTGTTTCAGTTGCTTTGGGCAATGGAAACAAAGACCAACAGCTTTCTCACTTGACTATAATGCTGCAATTCGCTGGTGACGCTATGCGTGGCGGCCTACCAATAGTTAGTATGCAAAACATGTATAATATTGGAGCGGCAATGGTTAGGAATATGGGATTTCAAAATGTATCTGATTTCTTAACAGACCCATCACAATCTCCACAAGATCAAGGCCCATCACAAGAAGAGAAAATGGCTGAGATGGAGATGCAGTTAAAGCAGAAGGAGTTGGAGATAAAGGCTGCTGACATACAAGTCAAGCAGATGAAGATTCAACAGGTAGCTGCGTCTGACGCGGTTGATGCAGAATTGAAAATGCAAGAACTTCAACTTGAGCGCGAACAAAAACGCGCAGTGGCTATATACGCCAGTTGGAAAAAGAAGCTGGAGCGCAGAAAAAAAGTATGAAAAGGGGCAAGTCAGCTAGGTAGAAAATATGAACCGCGAGGAAGAAGCAAAAAGACTTCTAGAACATGAATTATTTATAGAAGCGTTTGACACATTAGAAAAAGAGTTGTTACTGAGTTGGTCAAGAACTAACTCAAATGATGTAGCCCAGCGGGAGTCATGCTGGTTAGCGACGAGACTGCTCGAAAGGGTCAAGGCACATATAACGTCCATAGTTGAAACTGGACACATGGCTAAGATTCTGGAACAGCAACACCCACATATATAAGGAGAAGTAAAAATGGCGGATACGCAAAATGCCCCGTCCGTGCCGCAAGGCCGAATAGCTCCCTCAGAAAGCATTGAGGCAGCCCATAGCGCAATTCTTGGCTTATTAGATTCCGACGAGGAAACACCTGAGAGCAAGGAAGAGCAACCTTCAGAAGAGGAAGAGTCTACAGAGGAAACTCAAGACGAATCATTGGAAGAAGTTTCCGAAGAGGAAGAAGAGTTTGAGGACGATGAGTCCGAAGATGAAGAAGAGTCTGAGGAGTCCGACGAAGAGGAAGAAGAGGAGCTTTATTCTGTCCGTGTAGACGGAGCGGAACACGAAGTAACCTTTGATGAACTCTTAAAAGGCTATAGTCGCCAGTCGGATTATACAAAAAAGACGCAAGAGGTAGCCACCGAAAAAAGAGAAATGGAATCACTGAAAGAACAGTATAATTCCGAAGTATCGCAAATTCAGGCAGAGCGTCAGCAGTACATGGAAGCACTGACCAATATTATTCAAAACTCGAATATGGATCAGTTTGCAAATGTAGATTGGAATTCTTTAAAAGAGAATGACCCTATAGAGTATGTCACCAAGCGTGAAGAATATAGGGAGTCTCAAGAGAAAATACAAGGGTTGCAACAGCAACACGCTCAAGCGGCGCAACGGCAAACATCTGAAGCCCAGCTAGAGCATCAACGGTCTTTGCGTGAAGAATATTCTAAGCTTACAGAGGCATTGCCTGAGTGGACGGACGAGGAATACAGGAACAAAACAACAGCTTCCTTGCGTTCGTATGCCACTAATAATGGCTTC